TATGGAGAAGAGTCACTACCATAAGAAACTAGTCTGTTGTACTGCTCAAATAAATTGTAAGCTTTGTCAACAGATACTGCAGGCCAAAACTTAAGATTTTTCATATCAAAAGTTACAGACTTAAGAGTTGCCTCTAAAGACTCTGCCTGAAGGACACCACCATAGGTTAGTTCAGTAGGTTTACCAGCTCCGCCGTATCCAGCAGAAATAGCTTTGTTAAGTGCTTCAACTTCTTCGTTAGATACGAGGCCTTGATTAAGCCCTTGAAGAATTGAATCCATGTTTTCTTTGTACATCTTTATCTCCTTTAATCTAGAACTTATTTAAGACCGTATTTATTCGCTATGATTGTAGCTTCAGCTTCTGTTCCAAGCTCTGCTTTAACCATGTCTAACGAATCAACTTTAGTTCCACTTTTCTTTAGTTCAAAAAGTTTGTTAGTAATATCAGACTTTGAAAGTGTCTCAACTTCTTCATTGTTCTTCTTAAGAGGAACAATTTCTCCAGCTGCAACGCTTTTTCTTTCAACAGGCTGATCGGCAATCTTGTTAACCATATCGATAATAGTAGAAAGTTTGTTTTCTAAAGGAGAGATTTTAGTATCGATATAAGACTTCATCAATTCTTCAGTGATTTCTTCACTTTTCTTGATTTCCTCTTTCTCTTCTTCTTTCTCTTCTTTAAGTAATTCTTTCTTAGGCTTTTCTTTTTCAGCCTCGTCAAGAACACCTTTTTCGATTTCGTCTTCTTTCTTCTCTTCGTCTTCTTCTTTCTCTTCTTTTTTCTCGAATGGTTTTTTCTCTTCTTCTTTCTCTTCGTCGTCTTCTTCTTTCTTTTCTGCTTTTTTAGCATCTAGTTCGCCGTTAGCTGGTTTACCAGCAACACCTTCACCAGGGCCTTCAATCTTGATCTCAGCAGCAGAAAATTTAGACTTCTTCAACTCTTCAATTTCTTCAAGAGTTTCGTCAATAAGACTAACTAAAGATTTTGCTAGTTCGTTATTGTTCATGTCCATAGTATTCTCCCTTAGTTTACTTAACGTAAATTACTGCCCCATCATGATAAAGTCGTGATGTCCTTCAACTTCTTCATCAAGATCAATACCAGCACCAGCGTTAGCATTAGCAAGTTTAATACTGTTAGCAAAACCAGAAATAAGGTGAAAAACCTTAGCAGCAATCAATGAATCTATCAATTCACCAACAGTAGCAGGGTTAGCTGTATTTACACCAGCACCTTCCATCTGAATCATTCCAGGATTAGCAACACCTGCTCCAAGGAAAGGACTTACATCACCATCAACTCCACCCATCGGCTTCTGAATATCAGCACTAACGTAAGAAAGTTTAAGGTCATTAGACCCGTTCTCAACAGTCAACTCAAGGGTATCTCGAGTATAACTAATTTTCAGCATGTCAAGATTTCTTGCAATCTTATCCATAATCTGTACTTTATTGGCCATGTTAATCTCCCTTTTTAAAATTAAAAAACGTAAAAATGGCTACACTTCTATTTAATAGAGTTCACTATACCACACTTATTTACTTAAACATAACTAAACAAGTACCTCTAGGCACCCATCATGTTATATAATTTTCTTAACGAATAATTCTTTCCACATTTCCTACATTTTACTTGATTTCCAATATGTATCTGCTCATCTCCACATGAATCACAGGTTATATATCTAAAACCTTCTACAGCCTCAGATTGCATAACACTACCGCCAGTATGCTGCATTGGAGATCCTGAACCTGCATATCCAGCAGACATTGCCTTCTTCATAGATTTTTTTGTTTCCGCATGATTACTGACTTCTTTAATGAACTTATTTATGTAATTCTCAGATATACCTTTTTGTCTTAATTTATTTACATGATTTTTCAAATGACTATTGTCTTTTATAGACATATCAGCATGTTGCTCATGTGACATACCAAATGGATTATTCATATGTCTTTTTATATTAGCAACAACTTCATTTATATCATTCTTATCAGTACCTCTCTGTGTCAGTGAATTAATTACAGCATTAAGGTGTCCATCATTTTTCATTGCTTTTGCTGCATGTCTTTTAAAGGTTACATCTTGTTTAAACTGTTTACCGGTCTTTGTTCTTAATATGTCATTTTTAGGTTTATCTGATACATTTATAACTGGTTGAGCAGATACTGGTTTCTTAGCAGATACCCTATCGATAGAGCGTTGTTCGTTTTGTCTTTCTATGTTGCCTGTTGTCAATTTAGGATTATATTTCATCTCTTTGACGAGACTATTCACATCTCTTATATTCTTCTCAATCCTCTGCATCCTGAGTCTATCAGATATATCTATAAAGGATGGAACATCTTTCTTTGCAAGTGACATCACCGACTTCATAAGTGCATCTTCATTAATTGTTGTATCACATTTCGCTAGATTCAATGGTTCAACTAGTGTTGCTGTATTTGCTGGAGTAAAGGTTAACGCAACAGAGTGAATCTTTGTCCTAGCTAGATAGGATGCATCTTTAACACCACGTGACATAACACCACCCTCAACAGAAGCTTTTATTTTAAGCGGTGCATCAGTTTTATGTATGTTTTTCAGGATTGCAGCAGCAGCTTTAGCATTCATATGGTCATCGTCATCGTTGTATAGATAACCTTTAGCATATATATAAGGACTTTTTACTTTATCCCAGTAATACTTCTCTCTGTCTGTTTCGGCGTCTTCTGCTTTTAATATCTTTTTGGCCTCTGTTACACGACCAAGTGAATTAAAGAATCCTTTACCGTGATTGTCGTTCCAGCGACCTTCTCCACTAATTAAATCGCTTATATCTGCTCCTTCAACGGAGAGTGTCTCACCTTGTGAATCTCTTAATTCAGACCCTATGCATGCATCAATCTCTAATTTAGACATATAATAACTCCTTATGAGCTATTATACTATAACTCAAGTTTAACTAAAAAATCATATACATCATCAGCTATACCAGAAAAAACACTAATTTTCTTAGATAAACTCAATATTCGCTTATTTCGCTTATATATGGAATCAGTAACCTTACCATTTCTGCTCTTTATGCGATCAATAATTATACTGATATCCTCTACTATAAAAATAGGAATAACTTTATACCCTTTGTTTTTATATCTCTCATAAAATGTTATTATCATAGTTGGTATATCTATAAGAAGTGGCTTGTCGTTATAACAGTTATTTCTAATAATCTTATCCATATCTTTTTTATTTTTATCACTTTCAACTATAGTAAATTTATCTGTAAGCTTACTACAGATAGTTGTTTTGCCTGACCCAAATTGACCACAAAGCATATAAATTACTTTCTCCTTATACTTACCTTCATAGTTGTTATTTTTCTTAATATTTTGAGTTGCTAACATAGGTTGAAGATTGCTTAATGCCCAGCATTCTTTAAATGCTATATCTTCTGTAGAGTTATATTTGTACCACGACTCAGGTCTTACATGATCTATATGCCATACGTGTCCATAGTTATCCCACGACATATTATCATAAAATTTAGATTCTAGATGATTTTTTAAATCATCTATGGAATAATCGAGTATGTCTTTGAAATACTTATCCTGCTGATTAATTGTGGTTTTTGTTATATTTTTACCAATAGCACTCATTAAATTATTTCTAAGTTTATACTGGTGTCCTGAAGTAGGGAATCCATCAAATTCGTTTTCATTTATACCTATGCGCTTACAATATTTTTCTATTCGTGCTTTATTTAGAGATTCTTTATGTTTTTCAGAAAACTTAACACCAATTTTACTATCTGAAATTTTGTCACCCCAAGTAATCTTCCTACCAATCTTTGAGGTATTATACACACCACTTTCAGTTGCGCATTTTTTACATAGTTGATATCTTCTATTCCATTTAATAAGTCGTTTGCCGTGTTTACATTCGACCTCAACTTCTATATTAGAATTATCTTTAAGATCATGAACACTTATCTTTTTTCCTCTATACTCAACATGAGTCGTAATAAGTTTATTCATATTATTATGCTATGCTCAACATCCAGTTCTCTTATCTCGCCTAAGATCTCTTCGTCACTATAATTATCTCTGAAACCCTTTATCATGTCACTATTTTTAAATTTATCAAGCGCTATCTTTTCAATCTTCTTGACAGTCTCTATAGATATAGAATTGAGGTAAGCTATCTCAACATCTGAAATAGCTTGACCATCTAAATAATCTTTTGCATATTTGAAGAAGCAATAAGATGATAGCTGATGTGCTATTGCCCATTGACAACCTGGGCAATTATGCTCCTCTTCTTCAGTAAGTTCTCTTCCTGCATTCCGTAAGGCCTTTAGCCTTAATACAGCAAGAGAGCACCATTCTTCTGGGTAGTCCTCTAATTTCCTTGGACATCGTTTATCCATAACCATTCCTTAGTTATTGGTTTACATTTATTTAACAGCTGTTGCTGCAGGTATTTCTTCCTTTGGTTGCTTCCTGATACCAAGGATTTCAATATCATGCTCAAGATTATTGATTGTTGCTGTGACGTGATCACCAACTTTCTTACCTACTAACTTCTCTTTTAATTCTGGCAGCACTGTATCCTTAATTGCTAGCTTTGATCTAAAGATACCAGCATCGTTGTTATCTTCTTTTGTGGTTGATGTAATTATAACAATACTTTCTGCATCTGTCTCGTCACTGACAGTAAAACCTTTATCAGCATCTTCTTTATCTGATGCACTTGTAAAATCTTTTAACTTAAAGCTGTCTGCAACCTTGTTTAACTCATCTTTACTAAAAACTTTGTTCTCCATCATAGACAATGTTCTGTACTGCAGATCATTAACAACACCCATCATGTTAGACACGTCTTGATCTACTTTCATGCCAGCACTGTTAATGTTCTTGATCATTGCCTGAGAGATGTTCATAGCCATCTGTAAGTTTGCTAGCATCTTCTCTAACTCTTCTACTCGATCCTTTAGTGGTAATTTCTTGCTTCCCTTCATCGTTGACTCTCCATTTTTTTCTTTAATTGTTCTACATATTTTTTAAAGACAAATATCTCTTCACTTGTTAGTGTATTATTTGCATTGTTGCCAAAAATACCAGATAATTTACCTTGTAAATGTGTCCTCACGCTATCCTCAATTGCATCGTATGCAGTACCTTTTTTCTTTATAATTCTAGAGGATAAAACCGTATTTATTGCATTTGCTTCTTCGAGTTTTAATTGATGAACGGATTTTTCATTAGACCTATCTACAGTCTTCTTTATCTCTACGTTAGTTGCTTCCTGCTCTTTAACCGTATCTTTTTCTTTCATATCTTTATTATAATCAGACAATTGTTTCTTTTCAAACAAGAATCTTGCAGTTAATTTATCATACAATGCAACTGCCATATTAAATTGATTTCTATTTAGTGGCTCATTATTATCTGCACATCTCTTCCAGTGAGCGTCAAAGTCGGGATCACTCATAATTATATAAGTGGGATCATTATTTTCTTCTAATTCGCGCAAGACTTCTATATCTTCGCTAGATAGTTGACTCTTTCGGCCGTATATATCTGGCCAGACCATCTCACCGTATATAGAACGATCAAATAAAACATCTTTGCCATCAAAATGCATATATAATTCTAAGCATTCATCTAAATATGATGGTCCAGTATATCCAGGTTCCATATATTTTTTATCTGGAGCAGACATATGATAAACTTCATATCCTCTATCTTTATATAATTCAGCCACTGAAGACTTACCAGAGCGATCAATTCCCTCAACAATTATCCAAGCCATATTCATTTCCTCCGTATAAAAATATTATACTAATGTAAAAATAAAAAAGGTCACAGAGTTTGTGACCTTTTTAATAAAAGAATTTAATATTAATATTAATCTACTATATTATTTATCGGATTCTTTATAACTCTACCACCAAGATTTGTTGCACTTGTTGCACCCATTGTCTTAGCAGTCTCTTGAAGTTGCTTTCTTCTTCCGTGATCAACAGCTGCTTTAGCATCTGCATTAGCTCTAGCATCTAACTCTGCTTTATGAGCTTCTTCTTCTCTATTGTGCTTAGCTGCTTCAAGAGCGTGATCTTTTTCTTGCTGTTCTTTCTCTGCTTGCATCTGCTCTTCTTGAGCTTGCTGCTGCTGTTGCATTTGCTCTTCTTGCATCTGCATTGACTTCTTTTGAGTATCAATAGTCATTATCACTTGTTGCCATTGTAAGAATGCAGGATCACCTGGAATATATTGGAGTTCTCTTCTCTTTGAAGCATCTTTATCACCAAAGAATCTCTCTCTAATTTCACCTCTTGTTAAGTTCTTCTCAACTACTGCCCAAAAAGATTGGTTAAGAGGTACATCAGCGGTAAAATCATCAATCCTGTTCTTTCTTGCATCAGTAAGTAGATCATTCATAGAACTGTGAACTGTCATCTCTGCTTGCTGTAATGCAACTTCAGTTTGAGGAGTAACGTCTGAATATCCGTCAAAGATAAACATATATTTCTTAGATAATTCAGGATCAATTGCTGGGATGATATCTTTGTTGATAAGATCTTCGATATACATCAAAATTGGATACAATCCTCTTTCTCTTGAGTACTCGATCTTCTGCTGATTGCCTTGCTGACCTGCAGCCTGTGCTCTACCAGTCTGAGATGAGAGATAATCTAATCCAAGCTCAACAGGATCAATCTGAAACTGCGTACATATTGATCTCATGAGGTGATTATTGAAGTTTATATATTCCATATCTCTAGCAGAACCAGACATTGGAACCCAATCAACCTCGTCTAAGCCAGCAATTATCGGTGTTCTCCATGCGTTGCTGGTACCAGATATTGAGTTGTAAAATTGTCGTCTAAAACTGGTTAACTGCTGCTGTGTAACTGTTCCTTTAAGGTGTAAAATACCCTTAGCAGCATAACCATGTGTAAAGAAATTAGAGTTGTAATTTTCAGCATTTAAGTGATTAGTAACATTTATAATTGATAACTCTAATGGACCGTAACAATACCCCATTGAGTCGCCAAAGTTCTGAGGATTGAATAGCTTAAATATCATATCCTCATCGCCAAATACTGCTAATGCATGATTCTCATACGACACTTGAACATATTTATAGAAATCAACCTGATGTCTCTCTAATTCTTGTTTTGTCTGTGGATCATTATCAGATCTTGGCTTGAGATGTGGCTTAATAGCTTTTATCTCTTTCTCGATAACATCTTTAGATAGTTCTTTATTTATTAGGTATGTTTGTTCCGCTGGAACAGGTCTAAATCTATGAAGTGCACCTTTTCTAGTTTTGATCTTCTCTGTTGCTGTATAGCCGAATGTGAGAGCATCTCTAACAATTAGTTTTAAATACTCACCAAATAACAGTTTATCATCATTTGGTGTTCCATCTAACCTACCGCAATTATACACAAAAGATTCTATATTTGCTATATTTTTACGATCTTCATCATTGTATTCAAGATTGTTATCACCTCTCTTGATAACCCTAAATCCCATATCAAATTTCTTCTTCTGAGGTCTACTAAATCTAACAAGGGTGTCAACTCTAATTTGCATGATAGATGATACAAGCCAGTCTCGTAAAGAACTATCTTTAAGCATTTTATTAGATAATCTAGATGGTCTGCTCTTGAATATACCAAAATTACCATGCTGACGATAGAATGGGTCATCAAGTATGGCTTGACGTCCAACTTTAGTTTCCTTTCTATCCTCTTCATCTATAGGTTTTTCTTCTAAATTATCACCACTTGCTTTAAGCAGTGCATTAATTTGTTCTTGTTGATACTCTCTAGCCTTGGTAAAGAAATTATCAAAAATCATAACGATTCCTCTTTTTTAAAGATAAGCTATTAGTATTATACCTCATTATCTGTCGAACTAACATGACCATAGAAAGCCACCACTACCCTCTATTTCTTCATCGTCTCCATCACCTAACAACTCACTTATAGTTCCTATTTTACCTAGTGTGTTAATACTCTCTGATTCATTATTAAGCTCTATACCTGCAGCACTGGCATATTCTTCAGCAGATGGTGTCCTAAAGAAGTTACCATTAGGATCTACCACTTCGTTTGAATTAATCTCTAATCCTTCACCCATAAGAAATGCAGTCTTGCTAAATAGCATGGTCATTGGATATCTAAATGCATCTAACCAGTGATCATTCTCAGAATCCGGTGTCTCTGTAGTTGTACCATCAGCAGATACCTTAAAGTGATATGTTCCAAATTCATGTATAATTGGTTGACACGTATCTTTAGCTATAAATATTTTTGTATCCATTGAGCCAGGTACTTTAAGAAATTTCTTAATCACCTGAATACCAGTATTAATTGTCTTATCGATCTCGCTTACTGTTGGCAATCCAGACTTACGCATCTCTGTTACTGATCCCATATCTGCAACATCTGGAAAATACAACTGACATCGATATAAACTGTGATATCTATGTTTTACATAGTGTATCCATTCTGGCTGACTAACATAGGTCATACCATCTGCTCTTACTATATATATATTATCTCTCTTATCTACATAGAAATATACAACAGTGTTTGGATTTGACCAACCCCAGTCAATACCGCCATAGCATGGTAATCTTAACTGATGGCATTTTTTAACAAATAAATCATGTGTGCACTCACCAGGGAACTCCTGACTTGTTAGCTTAAACCACATTTGATTCCAAGTTTTAACGT